GTATCAAGGATCTGTGCCTTGCCAATGAAATTATTGCCTTCTGCGCGTAGGCTTGTGATCCTGTGAGAAACCCTATCAAGGTTGACAGTAGGACCATCTGGGTGACCCAATTCACCGAGAGCACGCTTGGTTTTGACATACTCTTCGTTGTATCTCTCAACCTCACGGTTGAGAACATCGAATGGGTACATGCGACCGTTGCGGTTCTTGAGTTCAGACTGAAGGAAAACGCCTTCGATGTAAAGAAGTTTCTTTCCATCTTTTTCCTCAGTGAGGACTTGAACGTCTTCAATCTGTTCCGTTATCAGTTTCATCGGTAGTTTCCGTTTCGGTGGGTTCATCAAAGAATGTATTCGCTACCACTTTTTTGTAATCTGCCATAGCATCAGATGCTTTAGCAAATAACATATCGTGGATTGCATCAATCGCAGAAGCGCGGTCGTTATTGGCAATTTGATTGACAATATCGACTTCGCCTTGGAATGAATTTACTTCAGTATGTTCTGCCATAATAACAATTCAGTATAATTTATTTATCACTACTGGACTTTTGGGGCGCGGACTTTGCTTTTTTGATCTCTCTTTCGAGAGCAGCATCTGCAGCTTCAGCATCTCTTTCTGCAGATGCATCCGCCTGCATATCTTGAATTTCTGGAGCAAGTGCAGCATTTTGTTGCTGCATATTGTCAAGAACATTGACTTCTACTGGATCAATAGCAAGACCAGTATCAATGTCTTTCCTCATTTGCTTATCAATTTCCTTCATATCTTTGTCGGTTTGACCTAAGATATTCTTGCGGATATATTCAGTAGAGAAATATTTTCCAACGAATGGATCCATCTGGGTGACAGTCATCATTCTCTGATTCATCATTTCAATCTCTTTGAGTTCATTGAAATGATTATCAAACAAGAAGTCGTACTGGATATGCTCCTTCATGTCATCCCAATCTTCTGGAGAAATTACTCCTTTGAGAATGAGTTGAGTCTTGAGCATGTCTTGGAACAACTCACTGAATCGCTTACGGAGACGACCAATGAACTTTGTGAACTTGAGTTCGTCACGTAGGACTTCAGTGGTCTTACCGAGATTGAATCCTTTATTATCGTCTGTGAGTCTAGAAGGAGGAAGATTGAGAGAATTGTAGAGTTTCTTCTTGAAATACTCCACATCCTTGAGTTCGCCAAGGTTCTGTCCGCCAGGTAGGGTTGTGATCTCAGTGCCACGTCCACCCTCTCTACGAGGTAACCAAAAATCCTCTAGCATACTCATATGCTTTTTGTCATCACGCATCTCACCAGTCTGTGCATCATAGACTAGTTTGTTGCGATAACGACTCATGACATCACGCAAGTATTGCTCTGCCTTGACCTTGGGTAGATTACCAACATCAATGTAGAAAATTCTACGCTCAGGTGCGCGTGATAGTCTGTAGATAACAAGAGAATCTTCAATCATTCTAAGTTGATTGAGTGACTTGATTGCCTTATGCAGGAAACCAAGAGTCATTCTTTTGTTCAAATCTTGCAGTCCAGAGGGACAGAAAGTGATAGAATCAACTGCCATCTTTACACCTTGTGAAAGTGACATATCACCAACTGGACCTAGGACACCACCTTTATAAAATCCTTTTGGATTGTAAAGATAGTAATCAACAAATGTTCCGTATTCATACTCAAGTGCCGTGCCCTTGATTGCCTGGCGTGCTAGAGAGTCTTTCGGTTTATTGTCGATTTTTTGACGGACCTTCTTGATCTTCATTGGATCAATATAACGAAGTTCCGTAATTCCTTTCTTTGGATTATCTAAATCGATAACCTTATGGTAGAATAATCTACCATCGATATACCAAGATCTAACAATCTCATGTGCGCGATTGTCAAAGTTCAACAGACGTTTGATATACTCAAACTCATTACGAATTTTTGTTTTGATGCCCGCACCCATTGGTAGATTGTCAAGATTGATTTCTACGGGAGTGTCGTGTGCATCACTTACAATAAATTCATTCACAACTTCGTCAACAGCACTATCCACCTCAGGGTGAATTGCCATGTCACGATAACGGCGGATCATCTCAAACTCATTGCGAGCTTGATTATCCGTATCTACATACGTTCCATAGTACCCACCTGCCGCAACGGCAATGGGTTCATCAGCAGAAGGAGGGACAGGGGATTGACCCCTCTGCCCCTCCTTTCTGTTAATCTGGAAGCCAAAAAGTTGACTCATGATTATACTTCAATAGTTGAGCGTTCAACTATTTATCAGACTACGGTACGAGCGGATCCTGCACCTTGTGCAGCACCAGTTGCTCTAGCGGTCTCTCCGTTTCCTGCGGTGAAGAAGGAATACTGCCACTCAACAGTAAACTCAGCAATCTGATCGTTGCTATCATAAGCAAGATCGATAGGAGAAACGTTGGTTGGGAAGCAGTGATGGAGATGGTAAGTTCTGATTACATTACCACCTTCTTTTTCATCCTTCTCTAGTTGGGAAACATAGAGATCTGCCATGTATCCAGTTGCACCACCGTTAGGTAGGAATCTGGGAGCAGTGTTTGCTTCGTGGGTGTTGATGCTGTTTGCCCAATCTTCAAATAGAGCACGGATTTCCATGTTTCTATCTGCGAAGAAAGTTGCAGTCCAAGTATCAAAGGTTCTATCACCTGCGATCTTGACAGTTCTTCCTCTGAAAGGAACTTCAATAACACCTAGGTTTGAACCTGGGAGTGCTGCGGACTTACAAAGAATGTTTGTAAGATCTCTGTCGCTGCTTGAAAAATTAGCAGCAGCTTCTTCACCATCAGTTGGGAAACTGATGTCAACCGAGAACATATTGGGTTTAATGCCCTGGTTGATAGTTTGGAGAAACGTTGAAACGTTATTGGTTGCCATTGTTGTTTACCTCGTTATTCTTGTACTGTTATATCAAATCATCTACCGACGACTTCCGAGAAGGAAACGCCAGTCTTAGTTGCTGTCACAGTAACAGTTACGTAGTTGATAGAACGGGTTGGTTTGATATAAAGTTCAGCAACGAACTCGTTTCTGTCAATGACTTCAGCGGTGTTGTTGCTATCATCGCAAACAACTAAGAAATCAGTTAGACCTCTGCCTGCTTGAATCTCTGCAAGATATGAAGATAATGCGGAGTTGAAACCTGCGCGGGTAGTAGCGTCGTTCTGCTCAAAGAGTACGCCTTCGCCAAGAGTCTTGACTCTTCTCTCAATATTGAGGAAGAGGCGGCGAACGTTGATACGATCGAATGCGGAAGGTGAAGATAGTGCAGTCTTGTCACCAAACAAGACAGGACCAGTACCAGGCATCGAGACAATTGGGTTGACTGATGAAGTGTAAAGGTCATCACGCTGTGCCTTATTAGGATTGAAAGCAAGCTTGACTAGGTTCTGGATACCACCGCGATTGGTGCCTGCTGGAGAAATCCAGTCAGCAGCAATTCTTGAAGTGGAAACACAGAGACCAGCAACGTCACCGTTGCATCCAACATAGCGGTACTTATCGTTGAAACGATCATAGGTGTACTTGACACCGCTATCCTTGACAACATAGGAACTGGAAGCAATTCCATCCATGAAGGATAAGGTGTTAGCTAGTTGATTTGCTGGAGTTAGAGCAGCACCACCTGAAGTTGCTACTTGAGATCCAGTCCAAGGCGAAACGAATGCAATGCAATCCTTTCTGGTATTAGCAACACCAGCAACTGCATTTGCCTTACCGAGAGTATCGCTCTCGCTAGCAGCATCGCCGCCCATTAGAACGAAGTCGATAAGAGTTTGTTCTGTGTCATTGAATTCTGCATATGCTGCTTGGATCTCGCCAAGATCATATGCAAAGTCATCAGTACCACCAGAAAGAAGACCACCTGCGGTAGGTAGGATTCTTGCTAGTGCTAATGGAGCAGCAGCAGTAGCACCGTAAGATGCTGCAGCAGCACCAGGATCTTCGCCAGCAGTTGTTACTTCAGCAGAGCTGAGTCCTACGCCAGCATAGATGTAACCAGAATACTCATTGACATAATCCTTCCAATAGGAAGATGCTCCCTCGGGAGACTTAGCATCAGTTAGTTTGGAGAGATAGAGCATTCTCTCAACAACTGTATTTGTGCTTTCATCAACTACAGCAACGTGTACTTCGTCGTGTGAAAGATGACGCTCAGCAGCGAAAGCAGATGTTCCAGGACGTGGAGCAATTGCTTTGTAAGTTAGACCAGTCGAACCAATTGCTTGTGAGTTATAATCCCAAGCAGTTGAAGTTTCTCCAGCACCTGCAGTAGGAGCAGCGGAACCTTGAATAACTTCAAAACTATTTGCGTCGATTACCTTGACAACCTCGTGTCCTACAGAAGCACCGTCAGTGTATGTACCACCAACAGATAGACCGTGACCAGTTTTAGTGATTACATAATCAGCACCACGGTCAACGATTACAACACGAAGGTTGTTGCCATCTGCACCAGCATAACGAGCAGCAAACTTCTCTGAAGTTACACCAGCATCGAATGCATCCTTATCAGCGATAAGAACACCAGTGCCAGATAGGGTTGCGTTTTCTACGCCAGTAGCAGCACGTACAACTGCTAGTCTTCCGCCATAGCGGAGGAATTCGGAAGCAACCAACCAGTCAGCAGCATTTGCCTCAGCTGGTGAACCGAACGTATCGATTAGTTCTCTTTCAGAACCGATGTTTACAATTTTGCCTACAGGTCCAGTGCGAAATGAGGAAGCAATTGCACCAGTTAGTGCAGATGATCCTACGATAGTCGCAGTGGATAAATCACGTTCTCTAATAACAACACCAGGCGAGACTTGACTTGCCATGTTTTTACCTCTTAGATATCAAATTTATCTGTAAGTATTTAGATTTTTGAATCCTTCAGAGGTGGTGAACAATGCATGAACTACCAATCAGGATATCCCCAATCAGCAAATGGATCCCTCTTCTTCCTACTATCTATTACTCTCTTTACTGTGCATTCTTTGCATTCGTATGCATATGCTGACGGGGTTCCTTTCTTTGTTTTACGTGTTAGATAAAACTCAGATATCAAGTCCTTCTTCACACCGCAAACTCTGCATACCCTTTCTTTGAAAAGAAGGTGTTCCAGACTGAACTGATCCCCAATATCCATTAGTAGTTCCACATATAACCGACTTCTTCCTGCTTGTCTCCGTATTCCCACAGAGTGCCGTCTCCATCAATGAAGGTATCATCACCCATACCATCATCAATAAACCCAAAAGGAGCCATGTCCTGTTCGATTTGATTTCTTTGTTCATCATAAATTCTCCTTCTAATATCTTGGTCGGTCATCTCTTTGAAATATTCTTGCATGACTAACCATGCAAACAATACCATACACATTACAAGGTCATCATGATATCCTTCGTCTGCTTCCCATGCTTGTTTCTTCTGCACAAACGTGGTAAGTTCTTGGAAGATCTGGAAGTCATTGAACAATAACTTGTCTTCCTCAATAATTGCTTTGAGGTTAGAACAACCAATCTTCTTTACGGTGACACTCATCTTGACACCTAGTTGGGTTTTGTTTCCTGAGAAACCTTGTCCCACCACTTGTCCCGCTCTGCCTCGCATTGCACACATGAGTACGTTAGGATACTCAAGATCGTAGTTGAGAGTAGCAGCAATACTGTCACCGATATCATTTACTTCTACCAATACGTAGGGATTATTGTACTCTTTGCAAACCTGAAAAATTACTGAGGGAAACAGTACAGGTTTAATCTCATTATTTCTGTACTTGGCAACGATTTTATACGGGACCGTGGTGATATCAAACACGATAAAAGCACTGTAGTCTCCACCGATACCTCTGGCAACGTCAACAGTAATAATATATTCGTGATCTTTCTCGACTCTCTCATAGATATCAAGTCCAGCATTGCTCTTTATTGGGTCATGGAATGGAATGTTTTGTAGTTTTGCTGGACTAATCAACGTGTCCGCAGATCCGAGAAAGTCACACTCGAATTCCTGTGCGAACTGTCGGGGTGACGTGTTCTTGATTGTTTCTTCTTTCCACTTACTATCCCTTCCTGGGACTTGTGACCAGTGGACTTCATTAGTTACATAGTCATTCTTTCCACGCCTTGCATCCTCCCACATTTTGTAGAAGTGATTCATGCCATTAGGCGTAGAGATGATAATTACTTTCGTTGATT